ACGACAGGCAGCGACTGGAAGCCGTAATGCCGTAAGATTTCCAATGCGCCGTCCTGAACTTCCACATTGACCGTTTCAAACGGGATATTATGATTTTTTAAAAATTCCTTAGTGAAATTACACTGTGGGCAATTATCCCGTGAGTAAACAACAAGCGCCATGCGAACTCCTCCTTCATTCGATTATTATTTTATCGCACCGCACGCAGCGGCAAATTCTAACAGGAACTCCGCAATTTTCGACCATAAACCCGTGTGAAAGTTTATGGCTTCCATACCATACGATGCATAAAAACCGCTTTAAATATTTAATCATAGTACACTCCTTAGAACTCGCCGCAGAATAGGCGCTTAATTTCTTTACCAAATAACATGATGGCCATTCTTACATCGTCCCTATTTTTAAAATAGCCAAACATAGGGAAAGAGCAATTTGTGACATCCATCCGGGTGAACAGGTCACCATCTAGGAACCCGATGCACCACTTAGGCTCTGCATCTTTTAAACTAGACCCACCAAAGGACGGCTCCCAGCCATCATTGCGCAGCTTTCTGAACTCATTGATTGATACCAATAACAGGCGTTTATCCCTAGCAGCGAGTGCAGCTTCTACATCGAGAAAGACCACACCGTGATGATGCATCATGCACTGGTAAGGAGTAGCTCTCCATTTCATCGGCACAATCATGCCGTCACTTTCTAGGATAAACACATCCTGGCCATCGATAAATGGATAATCCATTTCAAAAGTTCCGAGCCGCATTTTTTTAAAACTCAACACAGCCGCTTCAAGTTGAACCGTATTATCGTCATTCATAAGTATACACCCCTTATTTTAAAATATCACGGATAAACGAAATGTCCGGAGCTAGGACCGTGCGCAGCACAAAGACCGTAATGATTAAAAGCCCCAATGCGAGTATCACTTTTATAAATAATTTTAGCATTGATTTAAACGCGAGTGTTTCTTCATCCGTGTCGCTAAGCTCATAATCCTGCGACTTCATGAAGAAATACATCCCACCAAAGATTAACGCTGCTAATAATAGACCGATTAAAACTTCACCAATAAAATCAAAAATAGTATATATAGTATACTGGGTTCTGATAAGCGGATAGAGCTCGGTCGCTTTTTCAAAGCTGACCTGGAACATATCCGCGATTTTTTGAATGACTTCACTATTCATAATTCATACCTCCAAAAAGTACGCCCTGGAAAAAAGGCGCTATTGATCGTGACGAAAAAAATATTCATCGATTCACACTCCCCGTATTTAAGTTAATAATTTTCGATTCATTAAGGTCAGCAAAAAAATCAAACGATGAATAAAACGATGCATGATTTTTACCATACTGCTTCACTTTCACATTGACACTTTCACACTCCACATCGGGCAGAATTACAACTGGTTTAATTTTAGATGGCACATTACTAGGCAGCTCAATTTGAATATAGGTCGGAGGAACCGGGTCGCCCACTTCGGCTCCTTTAACTAATAACTGGATTTTATTCGTATCGAGCTGATTCTCAATGCCATTTCTAATTTCACGCAGATAGCCTTGCTCAATCATTGCATCTTCTAAACGCCTAGCAGCTAAGATGGCCCACACGCAATCACTCCGGTCCTTGATTTCATCCATGCCTTTTATATGATAACCACCGGAATCAGTTAATTCAATCACAATTTTTTTCATAGATACACTCCTCCTATACGAGTTCAGTTTTTACGACGTAAGGCGAATCGTCATCGATAGAAGATTCCTCCTCAGTAATAGTGACATGATGAAAGCCCAACTTGCGCCACCATATCTCCGCCTGGTTATACTTCGGACCGAACCGCCCGGTTAAAACGAGCGATTCATTCCTGGTAAAATGGACCGTGTGAACATTGGTATAAATTCGGGCCAGGTTTCCATTATTTTTATATAATCTGACAGTGTAAGCCATAGTCTAACCGTTCCCTTCTAACATAAGCGCAGCCAAATCCTCTGGGTGGATATAGCTAACCACACCAGCCAGGAACAGAAACACCACAGACAATCCGACATGTACATGCGACACTCCGAAAATATGTGCCACTAATACAATAAATGCAAGTGCGAGCCAAAAGCGCAGCCATAGCATTTTTATTTTCATTTTTACCTTCATAATTAACGCTCCTCTTCATTCCAAAATATACGCCTTTTACTCGTAGCGACTTCTCTATTTTTCAATTCAATCAAACGCAGCACACTCTCCAACGAATGATTCACGATAATGAAACCTGCCGAATCTGAAGAGCAGATTTCTACTTTAGAGCCAGCATGGTCAGTGCGGTCACGAACAACGACAATCCTCTCCACATTGAGGGCCACTAGACCAAAATCAGTATCAAAGGTTTCAAACGGGCTTACTGTTAACTCCTCCATGCGTGATTGCCCCCTCCCGTAGCTTCTGCAGCATAGACATCCTCAAGCAGCCACTCAAGGTTGACTTTTGCTTTTTCTAGGTCCTCGGAACCATTTTTCTCAGCATAGCGCAGCAAGTATTCGACCGCTGAACACCAATGGTGGGCTTCTAAGCCGCTTTTATTTTTAACGAACTCCAACAGGACCTGTGACACTTCGAGCCCGAGTGTGCCCACGTAATGCTTCGGAGAGTGCACCGCTGAATTGGTAGGAATAGAATCAGCGACTGCAGATTCATCAAGCGCAGCTTCGTGAGCATACACAGACTGGTCAAGGATACAAGAACGACCATAAGCGTCAGTTACAACTGAAACGGTCTCGCCAGCATTTGCAGCTTCACGCCAATGCTCCAAGTTTTTAGGCATATAAGGCAAGTCTGCAGACTGAGCGCCGAACTCACCGTCTTGTGGTAGTGTTGATTTGTCGCTGCCTAGTTTTGCCATGATTTCGAGTCCGGACGGCGTGAAATTAAATGCGATACCTAAATTTTGGAACGCAGCCACGAATCCACGCACATAGGCCTCTTGGACCGCAATATTTTTCAATAACGCTCTTTTTTCTACCAGGCTCTTAGCTCCTGGGATAACTGGGTCTGCTTTTTCGCTGAAGCACGATGATAAAAGAGCCAAATGATGGTCCCACGATTCGTATTTTTTAGAAAACTCAATAAATTTTTGCTCATCGAGCAGGTCGAGAAATTCGTCCAATTTTGCGATTATTTGCATTATTTTTTTAGTGTTTTTGATTCGCATAAAAACGCCCCTCATTCATTTAAATTTTGTATATTGTCGATAATATTTTCACGTATCTCCGGGTGCACGGATTCGGGAGAGCGCAGGAACTTAACGAGCGCTGGACCGGTCGTGCGTAAACGGTCGACCGCGTGATTAAAGCGCAGCGGGTCGCCGCCGATGTAGTTGTCAATGTATTCCACATAGGGAGTAAATTCGGTCTGACCAGGCAGCAAAACCTGGACCATAACCGGCTGATTGTTTCGTTTGTTTGAATTGTTTACACGTATGATGCGTCCTTTAATACCATGCTCCTGCATATAGAGCATGGCCACGATGACATCACCGAACAGAGCAGCGTCTTCTAAATAACGCTTGAATACCTGGGTCGTCATAGGATGGTCCGATGAGTAGTAACCGAAAATGGTCGCATAAGACTTCAGACCACTAAAGAACCACCCGTCCTTATTTTGAATTGCATACATATTGATTCACTATCCTCTTTATTTCATTCAAGTCTTGCAGGGTCATACGAGTGCCTTTTTTTAGGAAATTATAGGTCGGATGGTAGCTCAAAATATCTGATTGTTTTACAAAGTCCGACAATGCGAGCTCATTCGCCTTCAAGCACTCCGCGAGCTCCATACGTAATGTAGTATCCTGGAACCTAGGAGCGGTCCTGGACCGTTCGACTTCCGGGAGCTCAGGCAGCTGGACCTGGCTGCTTTTGAGTAGCTCCGGAGTAGGCCCCACAATAGAGCGGTCAGATTTACGCATTACGCGATTTTCGCCACCGACAGAAACGATTACTATATTTTCGTATTCGTATGCCTCTCTATATATTTTGATTTCTTTTGACTCGCTCATGGATTGTACCCCTTCCTTGATTTTTTAATGCTTCATCGATATGGTCCCACAGGAACCCCACCTGCTTCAAAACAAAATTATCATTATAATATTTATCGCATAACTGGCCACCGGATAAGATGACCCAATCGAGATAGGCAGCGGACCCGAATCCAAGCTGCTGGGCTTGACGTTGCTGCTCTAAAATCCACAGCCCCACATCGGTATATAGTGCTTGATAGTCCATAGTTGTTACAACTCCTCTAATTTAACATAAACGCCGCACGGGTCGCCCCAAAATTTTTCAATGATATTCGAAGCAATACCTGCATCATTTTCAAAGAACCCCAACTCGGCCAGGCAATCCTGCGGCAACTTGATAATATTATCCGTGTCGGGCTTTGTCGTTTTCCACTGGCCATTATAGGTGCCTTTTTTCAAGGGATAAATCCACTTCGTGGTTAAGCGCAGCGGAGCCTTCAATTTATCGGGCGGAACGAAGTGCGAGAAGTAAGCCATGAACTTAGCACGGGCAGCGACTACATCGTCCGGCTCGTAGAATCGGGGCTGGCCATTTTTGACCGAAACTTTTTTCTGCTGATGCGTAGTTGTTGGTAGTTCCATAGGAACGAAAAATTCAACCATCATAAAGCTAATCCTCCGCCTTTCTAAAATCGACACCGTGCCATGCTTGCCAGGCAGGGTCATAAACGATGTAACCGGTCGAACGTAACTGCTCAAAAATCCACTCGAGCAATTCGGGTTGATTTGCAATCCAATCGAGGACCTTCGATTTGTCCGGGTCGTATTCCATACCCGGGAGCCTATGAAAAGTCATCGGCATATTTTTTGCAACTTCTAACTTTACCGATTTTTTACGTCTCATATTTTTACCTCATTTTACTTTGTGATTTTTTCACATTCTTTTATTTTTCATTTTCGCGATTGTCCATGATTGAGTGGGCAGGCCAAGGGGGGCAGCATGTAATGCCCCCTTGACTGACCCATTCATGGACTAGGCCAATTTTGGACACTTCCACAATTTACCCCCTGTTAGGGGTATAGGGTGCCTGTCCATGGACAAATGGACAAATGCCTCGAGTTTGTCCATGTCCAAACCGATTTTTTTACACCTAAAAGGTGCAACGAATGACCGATGGACAAATGGACAAAGTCGGTGTTTTGTCCATTTTGTCCAATGACATGTCCTCGAGTTTGTCTTTGTCCAATACACCTGCCAGGTGTAAAATCTACGCTTTTAGAACGTAATCTCCATCCATTTTATAGGCAGGATTTTCATCGATTCTGCGCTTGAAAGTTCGTGAAGAAATTCCCAAAGCCTCACACATATCATTTTTAGTAACCGGGTTCACGCCATCAAATACTGAAGCATACGCCTCCTCAAAAGCGGCTGCTCGTTCCTCCTTGCGCTTATCCGGGTCGGCTTTCTTTTGGAAGTTTTTCTTCCAAGGCGGAGTCGCATCATCCACTTCGATATCGGTCAAGATACCGGACTCGTCCACGCTATGCAACGGATAGCTGAACCATATATTTTTAGGTTTAAATTTCGCGAATTCACGCAGCGTACCATCCACGCGCCAGGCTGTGCTTGATTTGGTTTTTTCCATAGATATTTTTACGAGCTCGTTCGTTTCCCATCTATCCTTAATATTAACGACTGCACGCTCGAAATGGTCGCGCATTTGGACCCTAGATGATAGGTCATCAAGTCCCACATATTGCTCCATGTAAGGTCGATTCATGCGATTAATAGCGTCCTTGTAGATACCACACGCGACACGCTCAGTGCGCTGCTTCATGATTTCTTCAGTCACTTCAAGCTCTACCAGGTCAATCAGAGCGTCCGGGTCCCGAGCGAATACGCCCGACCCACTAGCACGGTCCATGGATTTTTTACCTCCCTGCGCACCCTTCGAATGATGGTGGCAGTAGATAACTGAGCAGCCTAGCTCAGTGGCCACTTTATCAAATTGGTTCGTAAAGTGGGCCATTTGGTCTGCAGAGTTTTCATCCCCGGTCAGTACCTTATAAATCGGGTCGATGATAACTGCGATGTACCCTTTTTTATGGGCCCGTCTGATGAGCTTAGGTGCCAGCTTGTCCATTGGTACGGTTTTACCCCGTAGGTTCCATATATCAATATTTGAAACATTGGCAGGCTCCACGCCTCTGGCTGTATATACATCCTTAAAACGATGCAAGCACGATGCACGGTCGAGCTCAAGGTTCACATATAGGACCCGGCCCTGTGTACATGGCCAGCCTAGCCACTTGGACCCTTCTGCAATTGCAATGGTCATGTCAATTAATAGAAATGATTTACCAGCTTTCGATGGACCAGCAATCAGCATTTTATGGCCCTGGCGCAGCACGCCCTGGATTAGCTCCGGAGCGAGCTCGGGCATATTATCCCAAGAATCGCTCAAGCCTTCCGGGTCCGGCAGCTCATCATTTAAGTCCTCGATGTACTGGTACCATTCATCCCAAGAAGCCTGCCCGATATTCGTGTCGATGATGTACTGCTTATTTTTTCCACGCATAACCCCTGGCAGCCTACTCAATCGGCTCGGGTTTTTGTTTTGCTCATCGACATTCAGACCATTCTTTTTGCAGATTTTATACAGGTAATCAACTCGGGTTTTGTACTCATCTTTATTGGCAGCTTCGATTCGAACGATAGCATGAATGGACTTGCCACCACTGTAGACCATGGCTGCAATTGGCAGCTCAAGCTCACGCATGATGGCGTTCTGCTTTTCGAGGTCCATATTATCAGACTCAACGAGCGCATATCTAAAGTTCGTCACATTTTCATTTTTCACGCCTTGGCCGTCCATAGGATTAAATCGGACCCAAGCACCGGCTTCGGGATTGTAGGACCCGAGCGCAGCGTCTATACTTTGATATCGATTCAACTCGCGGATGAGCTCCCCGGCTGTACGATAGTAGCTGCCTTTATTTGGCAGATACTTCTCGACTGCGCCGTTCTCGCCATACTTGGGGTAACTTTCCATAGAGTAAGCCACAATATCATCCGACATGAACAGTGTATCCAAATAACGGATAATTTCCTGAACTGGATTAAAATGAGTCGGCTCATGGAACTCCTTGCCATCGACATAGGCTTTATCTAGAAATTTGTACCCATTATCATATTGGATGTACGAGTTCCAATCGAGTACGCCCCGACCGTCATCATATCGATCGTGAGCGCCCGATGGCTCCCACCCCTGCTCAGTAGCAAGATGGAAGATAGTCCCACCAGTCACAGGCGAGCCTGTGCCCTGGAATGTATCCCATTTCGAGTAACACTCCCCTGGGTGATAACGGCCCGAATCACGCTGCGACCATTTGTCCCAATCTGAAGCAGTATAGCCCTCATATTTAAGAGCCATCCCAACGTTGACCCATTCCTGGTAATCCAACATAGCTGGGTCGACATTTTCAAGGATTTCTAAAAAATCGGTTTGTGTACTTTCTGCCATTAACTCACCCCCTCGTTTTTAACTTTTTGAATTTGACATTTACACATTAACATTCTCCGGTTTGTAATTTTTAGCAACGATACCTCGTGGGATTCGCCACCCGTTCGCTGCTATTCGATTAATCATATTTGAAGCAGCTTCAAACGGCCACATGCCCACATTACGGAAACCACGCTGCTCCAAAAATCGGATTTGTTTTGGAGTAGTAAGTCCTTCAGTTTGGCGCTTCGATAAGCGGTCAAGCATTCGCTGAGCCTTACCAGCGGAATCAATCTCATCCGGGAAGATGCCCAATTTTTCAAGGGCGATATTTTGCTTCTCGGTTGGTTTTTCCATTTCCCACCCAAAGGCCGGAACGTAACTGGTTAGGTCCTCAGCATGGATACTCATTTCAAACTGTAGTGGGTCCACTAGCTTACGCTTACGCTTGCGCATTTCTGCCAGCTTATTAGCAAGGGCTTCTTCACGCTGAGCGGTCACGTCTTCCTTCGCTGCAGCTTCTAGGTCATCAAGGTCTAACTCCACTCCGGTCTGTTCCTCGGTTTTAGCTACCATAGCCTTAGCCACTTCTTCATTCTCAGCGATAAGGTGCGCTGGGCGGCATAGCTCGTGCTTCTCGGTATGCCATAAGAAGTCGAGCAGCAACAAATGAGTTTTACCAGGGAATAAACGAGTCCCCCTTCCGACCATTTGAGAATAGAGCGCCCGGACCTTAGTCGGTCGAAGTACGACTACACAATCCACGGATGGGCAATCCCACCCTTCAGTCAGTAGCATAGAATTACATAACACATTGTAATCACCACGCTCAAACGCCTCGAGCACTTCCGCTCGGTCCTTCGATTCGCCATTGACTTCCGCAGCTTTGAATCCTTTTTCATTTAGGATATCGCGGAACTTTTGTGAAGTTTTAACCAGCGGCAGGAATACAACTGTTTTTTTATCCATACAGTGCTGCTTCATTTCCTCGGCTATTTGCTCCAAGTAAGGGTCAAGCGCCGTCCCGACATCGCTGGCCTTAAAATCGCCTTGCGACATTCCAACGCCAGCTAGGTCGAGTGATAACGGAATCGTCAACGCCTTAATTGGGCTGAGATAGCCTTCACGGATAGCCTTCGGCAGCGTGTATTCATACGCTAGTGAATCAAAATAGGTTCCTAAGTTCTTCATGTCACCACGGTCCGGAGTAGCGGTCACCCCGAGCACATTCGCACTTTCAAAATGAGAGAGCACACGCTGATAACCATCGGAGATGCAATGGTGCGCTTCATCTACCACGATAGAGTCGAAATGGTCCGGGTCGAACTTCGCCAGCCGCTTAGGCTGCTGCAAGGTCTGAACAGACCCAACGACAACCCGGTTCCATGAACCTAGACTGGTAGATTCCGCCTTTTCAAGTGAAGTCTGCAGACCGGTCGCTTGTAGCAGCTTGTCGCTTGCTTGGTCGAGCAGCTCCGAGCGATGAGCTAGGACGAGCACGCGCTCGCCTAGCCTTACTCGGTCCTCTATCACTTTAGAGAATACAATCGTTTTACCACATCCGGTCGGTAGGACCAGCAGCGTCTTTTTATTGCCAGCGGCCCATTCTTTTTGAATGGACTCACGTGCCTCGGTTTGATAGGGTCTGAGTTCCATTCATTACACCCCTTAGAATGCGCCGTTATTCCATGGACCAGCAGCAGGCCATCCTTGCATTGTAGGAGCAGCTTGTTGAATTCCACCATTCACAAACTGAGCATTTAAGACTTGCGCTGGGTTCACTTCATCCGGATATAACATCGCTTTTACTTCGTTGTATTGGTCGCCATTGTAAGTGCGCATTTTAATGCGGCAATAACCACTCTTACCCATGATATTATTGAAATCCATTTGAAGCGGCGCGTTTTTTTGCTTCAACCCGATAGCCCCAAAGAACGCTGATAAAAGTCCTTCATTAGAGCTGTATAGGAATAAGTTGTGGCGTACAGTAGCCTCACCCTGCGCTGATGGGATTTTGATTGTAATTTTAGCTTGAGGGCAAGCTGGGATTTTACTGTTCGGACCCGGCGTGTATTGGGTACGCTCTAGACCCGATACGGTGAAATAGTAGACCCCTTCGGGTAATAGGACGAATTCTGAATCCTTTTGAATTGTATCATCCCAAGATAGTACGCGGTCCGGTTGGTTCATTGGTTGGTTGTAAGTTGTCATAATTTTATACCTCTTTCATTTTCTAATTTTTAGTATTTCGATTTTTCAAAATTTCTTCCATTGATTGGTCCCAATGGCTAACGATAGCTCCCCAGTATTCCTGTGGGAAATTCTCAATCGGCGTATCCTGTGGGAAATGCCCACGAGTGAATGCCATGAGTTGCAGCTCGTCCACTGACACTGAGTTCTGCAGCATTAAGTCCTTCAGAGCGGCCGGAATGATATCCGGGATATCAATCGTTGATGATTCCGCAAACGGGTCACTTGTAACTGGCTCCGCTGGACCTGTAGCCTGTACGACCGTATCCACTGATGCAACTGCTTCCTGGACCGGAGTGGCTGGACCCGTAACAACCGGCGCAGCTTCCTGGATTGGTTCTGCAGCTTTCATTAACTGTGGCTCTTCAGTAGGCGCAGCTGGTGCTTCGAAGATATGAGCGATTGAAGCATAGTCCATTGGTAGCTTAGGCGGTAGACCGTGGCGGTTCTTCGCGTCCCAGGCTGGGTGGTGCGTAGTATACATGAATCGCTCGCCACCGTAGGCTTTAGCCTTGTTCGTCTCAGACTTAACGACCATCAACTGGTAATTACAGAATAAGACGATGTCCGCCCACTCCTTAATTAATGGGGAAGTTTGAGAGCCGGTTTTTTTCCCGAGCTTCAACTCGTAGCGGTCATACGCTCCCTCTTCCTCCGGGCGTTCGAACTTGCGCAACTGCGAGTGAGCAGTCAGCACGACATGGACCCCTGAGTCCACCAGCTCCTGCAGCTTGTTCAGTAAGCGGCCCATTTCTTCGCGTACATACGTATAGCCGTTACCATACCCGAAGTCCTCGATGCCTTTCTTACCATGGAACGCACACACATGCTCCACGCATAACTGCTCCGCCCAGTCGACCGTGTCGATTACTAAGGTTTTGCAGCAGCCAGGATTCGCCTTCACAAATGCAATTTCATTCATGAGCATAGTCCAACTGGTTGGTTTACCAAAACGCTTCACATCCATATTTGATGTAGACCCTTCAGTGTCAATGAAAACAGGGTCCGGGAATTGCGCAGCGAGTGTGGACTTCCCGATTCCTTCGGTACCGTAGATGACCACACGCTGAGCACGGGCCTGCTTTCCTTTTGTGATTTCTATATTCATAGATTTTTACTCCTTTCTATTTTTAGAACTCCTGTGTCCAATCCTTAACTGGTGCGGTAGGTACTGGTTTTTGGAAAGGGGTCACAGTGTCACTTTTAACATATCCATCCTCGATAATAATCTGGCACTCCTCGCCGCTTGATACGCGAGTGGCGATTGCTTGAAGCCCAACACTTTCGAGCCACTGACCGAACTCGGTCAAAGTAGGTAAATCCATCTGCTCTAATTTATCGAGTAACACGAAACCACAATCCGGCTTCAATTTTCTAACAATAGCGGTCGAGATTCTAAGCTGCTGAGAGCCGGACATATTGTCCCACTTTTGACCTTCGAACACTAGCTCGCCATCTTCCACGGATAGACCAGGCAATGGCAGGTCGGCACTTTCGAGCAACTGTGAACGCTCGTCCCTAACTTTCTGAATTTCAACACTTAGTGCTTCATACTTAGCAGCGAATTCCGCAGCATCTTCTTCGGCTTTCGCTTTATCAAGGTTTGCTCTGACCTTGCGGTTGATTTCTTCTACATCAGCAATTGACTGCTCAAGTTCTGCGGTTGATTCATCAACTAGGTCCTCGATTGCTTTATTGGCGATTACGTAATCACCAAACAACTTATCGTGAACAGCTTCTTCTGCAGCAAGGGCCTCCTTCAACTGAGCAAGGCGCGCTTCAGACTGATGCAGGTCATTTTTGATTTTTTCCTGGTTCAAACGCTTCTGAGCATTTTCACCATTACGAGCAAGGATGGCCTGCTGCTGAGTGATAAGGTCGGCAATGCTGACCAGGTCGTTCGGCGCTTCCGGGTACTGCGGCTGCTCTGCGGCAAACTTTTTCTTTTGGTCCGCTACACGCCCGATAGTCAATCGCTCATTATATAATTGCGATTCTTGATTGTCTAGAGCGTACAGCTTGTCCCCGACCCCGATGATGCGCAGCAAGGTCGCTGCCTTTTCCTTCGGAGTAGACTCCATGAATTTAGGCAGGTTCAACGCAAACTCCTCAACGAATGAATCGAGCAATTGCTGACCGGCACGACCACCAGCTGGGTCCGTCACTTTCAAATCCGAGTTCTTACCCTTTCGCTCCACGATTAGCCCGTTGGATAATTCTACTCGTAGGCTTGGTGGATTCATGGACCCTTCACGGGTAGGCTTGCTCGGTTTGAATTTATTACCACCCAAGGTCCAAGCGATGGAATCCAACACGCTGGTTTTACCCTGGTTATTATTGCCGCCCAAGATAGTGAGCCCGTTTGCAGTAGGCTCAATCATTACGGCTTTTACACGCTTCACATTTTCGATTTCTAATTTATTAATTTTAACTGCCATGGTGCACTCCTTTCATTAACCCAACACGCGCTCTAATTCTGCAGTATTAGCGTCCGCATTTGCAAACATGTGCTTCATATACGCAGCTTGGTCCGGGCATAGGGTTTCAATGAAGAACTTGCGAGCTTTTAATTTTAAGTGAGCGAGCGCTTCGTCAGCGTCCATTTTTTCTAATAGATACTCAGCAAGAATTCTATTGTAATGGCACAATTCCTCCATGAACTCCAACATTTCAAGAAAGCCTGCGCCTTCGTCCTCAGAGTTCCAACGAGCACCACTTAACCATGCCTCACTGATTAGGCAGCGCATAGTGGCATATAGCTCCTTTTTATCGCTTTCTGCATTCATCATTTTTTTATAGAACTCGTCCAAATTAAAATCCATAAAATTGATCGTTTTTGTCATAGATAACACTCCTTTATTCAATATCCAATTGTGCGATTAATTCATCAATATCGTCAATACTTTTTACTTCGAGCTCGAGCACCTTCGTCATAGTGACTAAAGTTTTCACAATGGCCACTAATGCGCCCATGGCTTCATCATTGCTCAATTCATACTTTTTTATTGAATTGAAAACGGCCCTCGTAAAATTGAATTCATTCTTTTTCATTTTGAAGGTGCTCCATTCCATATTTGAATGATTCTAGAATTTTATCCAAATCCTTGGCGGTTAATGTAAACCCTAGCGGTTCTGAAATAATAACAATCGTACCGCATAATGCTCTCAAAGCAGTGATTGCATCGTCGATGCTAAAGTACCCTTTTTTCATTTCTAAAATTACAGCTTCTAAAAATTGATATTCTTCTTTTGTCATAGGTGACTCCCCTTATTTTTGTTTTTTTGCTTGACCCCAAGAGTCCATGAAATCCGGCTCCACATAAGTGCCGTCTATATGCTGCTGAACTATTCCATCGTGCTGCACCATCGCTTTATTGATATAAACAGCCACTGACAGGATTGCAGCAACGGCTCCAAAGAATATGATGTACCAGGTCATTAGGTACGGTATAAAATACTTCATTTGGATTTTAACTTTTTTGTGTTTTTTGCTTCGCATCATAGGTCCTCCTTCGTCTCATTTTGGTACGCTTCACGCAGATTATACATGTCCGCGAATTCCACTCCTAAAATATCCGCCATCTTTTTCAACTGGTCCACGCTCATACAAGCTGGGTCTTTTCTGAACTCGTATAAACGCTGACGGCTCACATCCATGCGGCTGGCTACCGCATCCAACTTCAGTCCGGAATTTTGAATCAAGTCGTCAAATGGTTTGAATGTAACATTACTCAAACGCTCACCCCCCTTTCAGTGTATAATTTTTAGAATCCAAAGCGGTCGTCCATTTTTGCCATTCTTTCGAGTAGCACTGCACGGGTATTCATATCGAAATCGAATACACAATGAGCATGGAATCGGTCTGCTTTGCAGCGTTCAATTTGTAAGTAGTAATGACCATCAACTGCTTTGCGCATTGATAATACATCGGTCCATTCATAGTGCTTTTTACCTTTTAGGCTTTCACGCTTTCCTGGAAGATATACAATGCGCATACCTGTCAATTTATCGAATTCTTTATCAGTGATGAAATCGGGTCTGTGGTATAGAGCCTCAACGAATTCAACACGTGGTGGGAAGCAATTCACTGAATACATGCGGTTGTCATTTCCAATTTTTTCGCTATTCAAGCGACCCCAATAGATATTTTTAAAATTTCCTTGGAAGATTTCCTTCGCTAATTTTTTAGTAATTTTCATTTTCTTTTTTCCCCTTTCGCTAGGACCTTACCCGTCCTTCACTGTCTATATAATAACTCTCATTTACATAATAGTCAACTAATATCTTGAATTTTAGTAAACTTTTTTTATGTAAGTTCGGCCATGCCATACATTCACTCTATCAATGATTTCAACCAATTTATCCTCAAAGAACTCATTGCGCTCTTCTTCATGATAGCGGCAAATGCGCTGACCATAGGACCCGTAGCCTGCGGCAACTTCTATTTCTTCGAAGGCACCGAGCACCAAATAGTGCTCGATGATTTCTTTGATTTGTGATACGGTTTTGGTTCTAAATTCGGCGTAAATATTAGTCATTACTTATATTCCTCCATCTTAGCTGTATAGTGCATTAGATTTTTATAATCTTCCTGTGCGTCCTTCAAGTACTCAGATAGGCGGCGCACGATATGCAACTCATCGATTTCTTTTTCATTCATTAGGCTAGTAGCTCCATCTAAGCGAGTAGTTAACTTGTATAAGTAGTTAGATGCTTGATAGAAGAAACTGCCGTTCATGCCGTTACTAGCATCAAATACTTTCTTTGATAATTCAATGCGAGCGTTGCTTAATAAGCTTTTGATTTCTTTTATGAGCTTTTCTGTTTTTGCTGTATTTTCATTTTTCATGCGGTCCTTCATTTTCCAATTGCTGCTTACTAGCACTTCTTGGTCGTGTAAGATACGCTTAACTGCTTCGTACGCTTCTTGCTCGCTTAGGTATTGGTGCTCAGATAATTCAACTGCCACACGATGGAACTCAGCGACTTCATCAGCGATTGGTGTGCCTTCGTATTCCGCAACGTAGTCCTCCATCAATTCCAACATACGTTCCATATCTTCAACAAAATTAATCATTTTCTTTTTTCCTCCTTTGGTAGGGGTCGTCCCCTTCACTGTCTATATAATAACTCTGGTTTACATTTTTGTCAACAGTTAATTGACATAAATTCAAATTATTTTTTTATTTTTTTGCTTCTATAATATGTATGGATAATTGGTCCAAAAACGGACCTATTTGCTCGATAGGACCCTGGACATATAAACACATTCCCGACCCGGTAAAATCTCGCAGCGGTCACACAGCATGAAATGAGAGCATAAAAAAAGGGGGTCGCCCACTTGGAGCGACCCACACGTTTTTTTATTTAAAATGCATACGACCTGAATCATCGACATACACGGCTGCTTTGTTTAGCATTTCGCCGTTTTTATCGAAGTAATACCAGGACCCGTCCACATTGCGCACTTCTTCAGATACCATTGCCCCATTGGATTCCTTGAGATAGTACCATTTGTCGAAGTAAGAAACCCAGCCGGTCTTCATGGAGCCGTCAGAGTTGAAGAAGTACCATGACTCCCCGATTCGAACCCAACCGGTCGCCATATAGCCTCCTTCGCGCAGCCAGTACCACTGACCGTCCTCTTCGTCCTTAAACCACTGATTTTCTAAGATGTAGCCATTGCCATCGAAGCGGAACAGATTGCCCCCGATGGTCTTCCATTGGTTCTTAGGATAAGACCCGTCCTGGTTACGATACCACCAGCCCTGGTCATCCTTGACCCAGCCCTCCTTCACTTCCGGAGTTTCTGACCCGTAAGGAAAACGGATGTATCCGACCATGCCATTATAAGAGCGCGTATTATAACGAGCCGGACCGCCCACTTCAAGGAAGTCCCAGTTCCCGTCTATATTTTGCTCAATGGTTTTCAACGTATAGCCGTCCGAATCCTCGATGACTAGACCAGTATGGCCATAAGGTGACCCTGGCACTTCCATGACGAAAATGTCCCCAGCTTTTGCAGTGACCCCAGGCCCCTCATATACGACATCGAATCCTTGCGCAGCAGCAGAGTCTAACAAATTAATCGCATTGCCCCATAACCACTTACCAAAATAATGGTAAGCCAGGTAAGCTGGAACGTCCGCGCATTGGTAGCCGTAAGCTCCATCGTTGTCGATACCTAGCCCGTTATTCGCTAGATATTTATAAAAATCAAGTACTTCTTTTAATGTAGCCATATTTATATATTTCCTCCTTTAATTACGGCAAGCGCTCAGGCCAAGGCTCGCTCGTTAGATACATGATTTGACTTACACGGATATCCCCGATGTCCCTATCGGTCGGAACTGGGTCAGTGAATTGGAAGCGTAGCATGTTACTGTCTCCTAGTCCACCTAAATACCAAGTTCCATACGGAACACCTTTATCGTTATAGATAGGACCAATCAATGAACCTTCGGAACGAAATCCCACTGGAACACCGCTCAGTCCTAAAATAAATACATTTCTTTCTTTATCAGACGGCTGGATGCTGTAACCAGGGCCACCACGGCGCACAATCCCGAACCAGCCCCATGAGAGCCCCCCGAACTGATAGGTGACTGTGTTATTTTGACGTTTAACTTTTAAATATGAACCTCCGAGCTTAGATGCAATAGAGAGGGTACGCCAACCAGTATCACCGATGAGCACTTCCCAACCACGGTTATCATTACCCTTCATTTTAATCCATTTCAGAGCGCCATTTGTAACAGCAGTGTCCACATAAGTAGTCCCGACCGGAGCCGCTACCTTCCCATTCGGCATGCCAGTGCCGTGGATTTCATACTCGTTCACTTGCCCAGGCGTTCCACTAGGAGCCGCTGCAGCACTCGGAAGTGTAATGCTTCCGCCGCCATCCGATAAGGTCACCACATTACCAGCAATACTGATTTTTTGTGGAATGCCTACACCGTCCGCTCCTTTAGGACCCGTCAACCCGATAGGACCCTGTGGACCAGTAGGACCGGCTGGACCAGGTAAACCATCGGCACCCCTTGGGCCAGTTTCGCCTGCTGGACCTTGTAAGCCATCCGCCCCTCTAGGACCTGGGTCACCAGCTGGACCCTGTGGACCAGGAACACCATCGGAGCCTCTAGGACCCACATCACCCTGTGGACCACGCTCGCCAGGCTGACCAGGCTGACCAGGCTCACCCCTGTCCCCTTTAGGTCCGGGAGTAAGTGAAATGGTCCTTAATTCTTCCTTGGTAGCGAGCTGACTCACATCAACGCTCGGTCTATTTTCCAAGGCTTCCACGCGCTGCTTCAAAGCGCTATCGTCATACACCGTATCATTATCGGTTCTTGATTTTAATGATTCCACATCGGCTGAGATTTGATGGATTTCAGACCGTAGACCAGTATCATCATAAGTCCCACCTTGCGCTTTGATTTTTGCAAACAGCTCATCGAGTTCTTGCTTCGTTACGATACTATCGACATCAACCAAACGACCCGTCACTCGCTCAACAAGTGGAGCCTCCTGGGCTGTATCAATCGCGCTCACTTTCACGTTAAATATAAACGAGTAAACATCCATCGATTGCTCCACTTTTTCAAAATAGATATAACCGATTACTGGCTCGCTTTCAACGATTAAAGAACTATCGAATGGCACTGTAATGGTATTGCCCTCAATGGCAGCTTCGATGGTTTTATAACGCTTCGTGTTTTTGAAATAGAACAAGCATATAACTTTGGTCGCGGTTAACTCATCCACGGTAAACTTAAACGCAGCCGTGCCTTTATCCTTACTGTAAATTTCATGCCATAATTTATCAGCTTCACGGGTAGCTGATGAAATAGTTAAATGCTTCTTAATTACTTTTTCCATGCGCTCCTCCTTTCAAAATAGAAAAGGGCCCACAAAGAGCCCCCTTCGAATTTTTAACCTTCAATATTTTTCAATGAGTTCATGCCATTAACAGCAGCTTCAATTAACGCCTTGCGAGATTCCGCATCTAAAGTGATGCCCGCTTTTTCTAGCTCAGCAATGACCAAACGCTCTGCAGCTTCGAATTTTTCCTTGCCACCAGCATCGGCCACATGGCGGAAGATTTGCTCCACTGCTTCTACTACTGTAGTTGTAATATTTTTCGCAAGCTCATAATTGCGAGCTTCAGTTTTAGCTTTCAACGCGCTAACTTTAGTCTGAAGATATCCACGCAACCCAGTGAATAAGATAGTAATGAGAATCGCTAGAACGCTAACAACACCTTGAATTAATGAATCGTATAAATTTGGCATAATAATAAACCCCTTTTCTGATTAGTCCGGTTTGACCGGTAATTTTAAATATAATGCATGTAAGTCCTGAATCTCGCCGTTTCCACCTAAATGGGTATAAGACTCGAACAGCTTACCAATTTCTGCAGCATGGCTCACAGTAGTATAACCGCGCTGCAACTCCGCTTTCATATCGGCATAAAGACGATAACGCTGTGTATTTTTAATACCGCTGCGATTATCCAATCCGATACCTTTTACTTCCTTTATTTCTTTTTTAGATTCCGCAACTTCCGCTTTCACTTCTTCGATGCGCCCGGCCATTTTAGACAGCTCCCGAAGAATATCGTCAGCGTTCTTTTTTGCTTGGTTGGACATATACGCAGTGACCACACTGACCGTCCCACCAATTAACGCAATCAATACTGCGTCAGAAACCCAGGGAGCTAACACATTAAAACACCGGGTGCGTTAATGGCTCTGTATTTTTTCATCATTCAGACTCCCCCCACTTCGGCAGCAGCCACGCCAGGCTCTGCGTGCTCTTTCAACCAGTCCACCGCATTAGCAAGGTCTAGCTTGCTCAATTGGATAGCTGACATTTCGTTGATTTTTTCTGTAATTTTAGAATCCACATTTTTTAGTTGAGATTCTAACACCGCTTTTTTACCGTATAGCTCATCCACCGCTTCCTGCAGCGATTCCAACTGCGTATCGAACTCGGATGACACACGGTTCAATTTTTCTAAATCGATCGTGACCATACATTACCTCCTAAATTCTAAAACTGATATTATCGAAATTTAACCATTGCGAATCAACATTCGATTTTACTACTACATCGCCATTAGGTCGAATACTTAAGATGGCTACACCGTAACTATTATTCAACGCAGATAAATACAACTGCTCCCCGGGTCTGTATCCTTTAGGCAGCGTAAAGATGACCGTCTCCTGCGTGGTATTTCCACCTCTAGCAGTTCCACGGAAGTACACAGTGCCATCAACTGACTTCGAGAATTGCACAGCGCCATAGTCGATTGTATTCCTCCAGCCACTTGTTAATGCAGCATCGGTCCATTTAGGAGTGGTCGAACTATCGCTCGGAGTGAACTGAACCCACTTCTGCCAGCCATAGTTCGTTTTACGCCGCATGAACATAATGTCCGTATTATGCGGAATATAAATCTGCAGGGCAAAACTCGCATCATCCGGATGAGTATTCACTTGTAAATAACCGTACTTTTGATATATATTCAGTCCATCCGGCAGGTCGTCCATATTGTGGGAATAATACAAACCGGTCTTCATGAAATCATTCGCTGACCCGGTAATTTTTAATGATTTACCATTAGGCTGCGTGAGCTTCCCGACTTGGACCAGCTCGCCATTTGAGTAGATATCGCCACCCACATCAAGGGCTCCACGCTCCCACACTTTGTTAATTCCCACGCCTTCAGGAGCCTTACACATGACTACTCGCTCCGGACCCACGATGGGAGCCGTGAACTTAGCTTCAGTATATGCATCCGAAATGATACCATGGACCTCCCAAGATGATGCCGCTGAGAATTTACCGACCAGGTCCGCGTTTGAATTCGTCAACGTATGGACCGTGGAAGAAGTAATCCCACCCCCAGCATTGTCCTGGAAGTAGCCACTATTCGCAGGCTTGACCTGGAATTTTAACTTCAATGTATTTTTCTGAACACCATTCACAATGAGTGGAGCGATTCGAATATTTCTGCGGACCGTGAGAGTCTGCAGGTCGCCACCGCTTCGGACCACTGAAAACTCAATAACCGGCGCAAAGTACTGCAGCACTTGAATTGGAACAGTGACCACATTAGAAGTCAGACCACGACTGTCCGTGATATAGGCCCTCACTTCGAAATTACCGTGATTCTTGAATATATTGAAAGCAGCGCCGTCCTTAGTGATAACATTTTTTTGACCTACCACTTCTGCATAATAGCCTTTTAAGGTGGACCCGTAAGTGCCCTCGAATCCTAGGAACTTACACACCATTTCTGAAAATGTCTGAACAAAAATATTTTTACCCACTATGTCCTTTGTGGCTTTCGCTTTATCGGTTAGCTCAATTCCGGCCAGCTTAGGCTGAGTACCAGCAGGTAGCCCGATGTCGTATCCATACTTATACACATCAGCCCCGATTTGATTGTTGCCATCATAAGTGCGGATGCATAAATCAAGCGTGCCAGTCATGGCGTTAATATTACGGGCAGCATGTTCTGCAGCAGGCGTGAAACGAAACGTGGTACCTAGGCCAGTACCTAAATCAATCCAATCAGAACCCCACACTTTGTACCATACCTGGTGCGTGAATGATTCTACTTTTTTATCCAACGTAACAGTCACTTCACTACCTAAGCGGCGGCCACCGCTCACGCTTGCGATATGTGACATTCGTGGAATTTTAGGGAAATCAATGCTCGTGCTGGCAGATACTGACCCAAGGACCCATTCACCATAAGCGATGCCTTCTGTATCTACACTCCACACTTCGACATTACGAGTGGCAGCCCCGTCATCGTCATTCGGGAACGTGAATTCTAAAGAACCTAAATACTTCTTACTACCGGCGATATATAGTGAACCGATATACAGCCACTTAGTAATACCGGCCATTCTTACGTTAAAATAGGCCCCGTAAGTGTTCGGGAAGTCGATTTCATATCCACCTGGGTCATTCCCGATATATACATCGACCGTGGCAGTCGTTAAATTGCTGACCCGGTCCTGGCTTTTGGTTTTAACATCGTACTCAACGTATGCCTGCCAGTTACCACTAAAATATTTATAAGCCATTCAACTCCTCCTTCCTTACGGTCCCACATACCGTATTACATTAAATTTTGGATTCACATTATATTGAGATTCAATATAATAACCGATTTGAATCGATTTCGTAAATACCCCGTTATCGATATGAATGACCCCTTGCGAGATACTCATAACTTCTTTACCAGCACTTATTAATGAGATTCGGTCATCCGTAATCAGTACCGAAGTATCGCTTTGCGGGTTCCCGATAGATAGCCCCTCATTACCAAAACGCATGTTCCGGTCCACCGTATTCCATACAGCACTCATGGCTCCAAGTTCTGCCTGGATTCCAACCATTCGCTGTGATACTTCGACCAGGTCACGCTCGGCTTGCTTTTTATCTTCTTCCCGGGCATTTACCAGGGCGTCAAATTTAGCACGCCACTCGAGAGTGGTCTCAAGGCTGGCTTTTGCTTTTAGCTCCTGGGCGATTACCAGGTTTTGGTCCCTAAGCAGCTTCAACTGGTCCTCAGTGATACCTTTGTCCATTTTCGCTTCGATTTTCGTGGTCAATTTATCCTCAAGGTCCTTCAATGGTTTTTTAAAGTCCTCGATGGAAGAAGTATCGATGAACACCTTGCCGTCACGCACGCCCAATATTTCCTTGGTGCCCTGGACCACACGCACTCGATTCAAGTCGATGGACCCGGCCACGATTTTATTCGCATTCAACTCAATAATCTGAGCGACTGCAGCGCTGATTTTTTTAGCAATCACTTCATCAGTAGTCATGGTTTGAATGATACGTTCCATGTCTGCTGTGTCCGCTTTTTTGACCCATTCGCCATTCTGCCGCTCGTAAAGTTCCACATAGCCACCGCTCGGCTTAAACCAGGTGTCCCCGTTTTTAGGCTCGACCGGCTCAGTGATATCCGAAAACACGTTACCTTGACTGGTAATCATTGCATTCAGGTACTCCACTTGCTGCGTGAGCGTACCCCGGTACTCTTTCGTGCCCTGGCTGACCGTAGCAGATTTACCACTCGAAGTGACACTTAAGCCACCACGAAATGAAATCTTCTGAGAGAATATCGGCAGCGCCACAAACTGGCCATCGTAAGACTCAACGCTGAGCCATTCCCCGGCCAGAATTGCCATATCTCCCTGCCACTTTAATGTGTATGGGTAGAAACTAAAATCACGATACTCATTATATACCCGGCTTAGGATAGCCTGAGTCATGAGCGGATTTTTAAACGCAATCACATTACCGGTCGTGGACCCTTCATGGAATACGACTTTTTTATTCCCTTCCCCGGTCACTTCATTACTTGCACCATTAACACGATACAAGACCTCGTTTTTTTCAAGGCCATTCAGATAGTAGTTAGACTTCGGAACGCGGCGGTTCGAGTTCGTAAGCAGAATAAATTCAAGTCGACCCAATCGGTCGAATCGAACAAAGCTGCCGTTTAATTGCGCGATGTATACCAGCGCTTCACGTACCGTCACTTTATCCATTTTTACCTGGACAGGATAATCAGCAACAAGCAGATTAGGAGCAAGCTCCAACTCAGCAATCCGGGCAATTTCTTCCACGATAGCCCTCGTGTTCGATGGATAATCCAACGAGCTGAAGAATGGACCATTCAAGCGGTCCATTCCATCAACTGCTGTAATTTTTGTACGCTTGCTATTTCGATTTAATACGATGTCCTTCGCATAGAACACGCCCAACGGAATGGACTCGTAATGATCGTCATGAACATTTATCGAGATGAACGCTTTACATTTGGAGCCTTCCTGCAGGCCTTCCACAATCCGCCCGATTTCAATCTGCAGCGTATTAACGAATCCGCCACCAGGGAGAAATTTATCCCCAGTGGCTAGACCATCGTCCAAGTCGATAGAGATGATGTCACTTTCAGTATAAACGGCGTCCTGTATCTCAACCCGACACTTAAAAGTGCGGCTTGCTGCCTGGATAGCTGATTTATAATCTTCCGTAACTTGATACATTCATACCGCCTACCTTTCAATGAAATTCATACTTAAACCGCTCCAAGGCTTCAAGTTATTAGCCCAGGAATAAGCCGGAGCGCTTCGGTCCCCGACATAAAAAGTTCGACTAACAATTCCCACCTCGGGGTCCGGATAGCTGACCGTGAAAAATTCACTTTTTACAGCTTTCAACAAGGTTGACATTTCTGCCTGGGATAATAGACCCCACTCACACTCGAGCTTTCTTTTTACAGCGACACGGTCCCGGACCATGTCCCCTCGAGCATTACGACCCGTCTCACCATCCACATCCGAGATGGAAACTTTGAAAGATTTAGGAGCAACAACCGTCACCCCGTTAATTATCAACGACATTCAATCGTGCTCCTTTCTAAACATTCAATAACAAGCGGCCAGCTTGCGCCTGTGCCTGGTTGATTTTATCAATCGTCCAACGACCGAACTCATCATCCCCGACCTTAAGCACTAGCTCTCTGATTACCGGAGCATTACCACCGCCCGAGCCTTCCGGCATACGAGCTGCGACCTTACCAGCTAAATCAGTAATCCAGCCTGTGTTATTTTCTAATGGCATAACGGCTTCTCGTCCGGCTTCCCCCACGATTGCGAGAGTGGCACTGTCAACGATACCCCCACGAGCGAGTCGTGGCAGATTCACATACGGAATGCTTCCGAGCGATACACCTGGGATTTTATTGATTAGACCAATAACACCATTAATCATGCCAATAAATCCATTCACTACATTTTCGATGGTTCCAAGAACAGCATTCACCGCTCCACGGAACGCGCCTCCGACCGCAGACCCTATCATTTGACCTGCGTTCACAAAGATACCTTTCACAGTGGACCACACGCCACTGAAGAATGACCCGATGCCGCTGAACGCTCCCTGTACTGCACTATATGCACTTCGGAAGATTCCACCAAACCATGAAGCGACACCGCCCAAGATACTAGTTACATCATGCCAGCGCGCCCCGAACCATGACCCGATGCCGGCGAATATGCCAGTCACTAACGTCCATGCTTGACGGAACATGTTACCAAACCATGATGCAACACCACTCAAGGCGTTTATCACATCCTGCCATCTTTGAAGATACCATTGACCTAACGATTTGAAGATATTAACAATTGCATCCCATGCCTGCTTAAATACAGTACCGAACCAGGCTGGAGCTTGACTGAACACATCAACAATGCCCTGCCATAACTGAGCAAAGAACTGACCGATGGCATTACATACCCCACCGATGAAATCACAGATGGCCTGCCATACTTGAGTCGCTACCTGTGACACAGTATCCCAGTTCGCAATCAACGCAATCCCAATCGCTACCAATGCAGCGATGGCCGCAATAACTAATGTAATCGGACTGGTTAGGACCGCTAGCGCTCCATTCAGTAGCCACGTTGCAGCAGCAGCAGCAGTCGATGCAGCCGTGTGAAGTGCCATGGACCCTGCAGTGGTTATCCACTGCCAGCCTTGCGCCACTAAGCTACCAATCATGCTCGCGCTATTAACAACAAAGTCCTTCGCATATAGGGCCGTTAGATACAACGACTCACCGAACGACTTCAAGTTCCCGATTGACAATCCGACCAGGGCGTTCTTCAGAGTGACAAAGACAGCGCCCAATCCTCCGAGCTGCTCAATGTACGCAGCGAACTGCATGACCTTCCACGCTCCCCAAAACGCACCAACAACCTTAGTGATTCCGGAGATGACCCCTGTATTATTCTTGCACCAATCCCCGATGACTTGGAGCGCATCGGCTAGTCGCTTAAGGACTTCAACAATGACACCACCGGTCCACTGAGCAATCGGAGCTAAGAAACTATCGAACAACCACGCAAACGCGTCACCAGCTCCACGCAATACACCGTCTGCAATTTTAACCGCACCAGCTAGTCCACGAATAAACTCCGGAACGATATCCGAAATCGTGTAACTCACTAATGGGCTCATTACATTATCCAGGAACCACAGCAAGCCTTCCCCGATAGTAATCGAGAATGGAGCTAAGGCGTCCCAAAATTGGCGCAATGCTTCGTTAATTTTAGGGAAGTCAATATTGTTCAAGGTTTTAGTGATGATATCAATGAATCGTGGCAGCCCTTCCCCTAGGACCCAGGACCCTACCGGCACTAAAAAGCGCTCATAAAAATCAATGAGTGCAGTGGCCACAAATTTCTTCAATGGCTCCAGTGCTTCCGCTAATCGACCCAGCGCCTCGATTGTAGGCTGTAACAATTCTTTGAGTTTTTCTAAAAATTTAACGATAGGACCCGAGTCCTCTTCATTGAATGCATCAGAAAACGACACCTTCGGAAGAGTTAGTGCGCCACCGCCAGGAGCTCCGCCCCCACGGCCA